GCGCCTCTCAGGGGAGGTGGTGGAGGGCCCGACGAAACCCCGCCGCGGCCGGTGGGCACCCATGTGCCACCAGCTCGTGGGGTATGTGAGGCCTATCGTGGAGCGGGCGGAGCGCGACGAGTGGGTTTTTCACGCCCCGGGCGACGTGTCGCAGCCCGCGAGCGATAAGCATGTGAGCCGGCGCGCGCGCCGCGCGCTGGACAGTATCGGGCTTGAGCGCGCGGAATTATACGATTTGAAGCACACGTGCTTGACAAATTTGGGGCGGGCGGGCGCCTCGCTCAAGGAATTGATGGATTTGCCTGGGCACTCACAGATCGAGACGGTGCTGAAATATCAGCTGTCGGATTTTGAGCGGGTGGCTAGTGCGGTGGGTCGGATGGCAAACAACCTCAAATAGTGTGACCTATCCCGTATATGCGCCGGCCATAAAAAAAGATGGCCCCACGCTGAAACACCCACAATAGGGCGCTCAGCGCGGGGCCAAACCGCACAAAAAACTTGCTCACTGCTCGGGGTGTAGTCGCCTGATCGTCTCATCCACCTCACCAAAACGGCGTTTCGTCTCCGTCGACAAGTCACGCACCTCACTGCGCGTGTCGTTCACCCGTTGGTGCAGCAGTTCACGATCCCTCACCGCGTTCTCCGACGCGCTACGCAGGTCCTTACGGATCTCTAAAATACGTTCCTCGCTTTGCCTATCACGCTCAGCCTGCTCATGCTGATCCTCACGCATATGCCGATCTTGCTCTTCTAGTTTTTCTCGGATTTCGCCCATCATCCCACTAATCCGATCCAAATCATCCCGAAGATTCAAATCGTGATTATTCGCGACTTGGTCGTGTGTCGCGTCAGCAGTTTTTGCGATTCTTGCGAGTTTTTCCTCAAATTTTTTCGTCAGGAGCTTCACGATCACAGTGATCCCACCTAGCAGGGTGCAGGCTAGGGCGGTGATCGCAGCCACGATTTCGGGGGCGTTGAGCACGGCCATCACTGTTTCTGGGACTTCAGTACTGCTCATACGCGTTCTCCATCAGCTAGGTGCTTGGGCTTGTACCTTGCTTGTTGCCCGTCGCGTGTTTCGCCGCCGGGTGTAATGATGCCGAGCCAGTCCAACACGCCGAGGCGCTTCAAAATGTGGAACGCTGCCGTCGCATACCCGAGGATGATACCGGCTTGCGTGCAGATGAGCTGCCACGACAGGGGGTAGGCTCCTGCCCACCACACGCCCACGGCGAGCAGCACAGCAGCGACGATCACGATCAACTGGCGACGTTTAGCCGTCCACCATGGTTTATCTATGATGGCTTGGACGGGGGGCCAGATGACGCCTACGATGATTGACCACACGAGCGGGTCGATATTCAAATTCAGCTGTAAAGCGCTCAAAAAATCCATAGCGGTCACCTTCTTGCGTTCTGCTGGTTAACCGCGCGCTGCAAGGCGCGCACAGTTTCCACACCCATGTACCCGTCTACGCTCACGTGGTAGTAGCGCTGCATAGCTCGCACCGTGTCCATGCCCGTGATACCGTCAGACTTCACACCAAACGCCCGCTGCATGCAGGCTATGAGCTGAGAGCCTTCCGCTGTGTCGCCTTCCCACTGCCAGCCGCTGCCGTCCCAGTCAGCCGCAGGCAGGAAAACGCGGTTCGGCGCATACTGTGAGCTGACAATTCCGTCCACGGGAGTCCCGTTAATCCGCTGCAACGCCCTAGTGGTCGCTTTGCCCCACTCACCATCAACCGCGAGCGTGCCCTCCGGTACGACGCTACGAGCGGGCGCACTATATGGCGGGCGAATCACCGCACACACAGTGTCAAACGACCTCACGCGGCGCGCGACCACACCACCGTTAGACTGCGACCCATACGACCCCGTGGACGTATTACCCTCAATCGTCTGATACGACCACACATACTTCACTTCCACAATGCCGATATGATCGGCTTCCCCATCATCATCCCAGTCGAAGCACACGAGATCACCGGGGTGCGCGTCCTCACGTAGGACAAGCCACCCATGAGCGCGCGCCGTGTTGACGCGCCCGGGCACGTACGCACTATCAAAACCCGTGATCCCGGCTCGCCTGAGGCACCATGTCACAAACATGTCACAATACGGCACGCCACTCGCCGCGAAATACGCGCCGTGCCGCGTCGCGTAGTCACGCCCGTATTTTGATCCCTCAGCTGGATCATCCCACCGCGAGTACCCCAGCTCACCAGCAGCGATTCTGAGGACATCATTCCCCGTCGCCATATTTCACCTCCACAATCTCAGCCGTATCCGCGGGCGACCCCGCGCCCGTATCCCCATGCCTTAAAAGCGCCTCAAACTCCACGCGCCCCTCGTTGTTTTCTGTTCCTGGCATCAAAGACCCCCTCCGTCTCCCTGGCGTTTCCGCGCACACAAAAAGCGGGACACGAATCACGCCCCGCCAAAAAAGTTTTTTTCTACTAATGCTCCGCGCCCTCAAAACGCGCGAGCCCCGTGCCCGCGCTGGGGCTTGGTGGGGCAACCCCGCTGAGCGCCTCCTTCTCCACGCGCTCACGCTCCGCACGCTCCACGGCCGCTTGCTCTAGGCCTTCGCACATTGCGTTGATCAGCGCGTCGAAAAGCCCACCCGCACGCACGTAGTCAGCAGCGAGCCTCGCCGCTTGACGCTCAGCCACGCTACGCACGTGCCGGCGCTCCTGCTCGCGCTCCACTGCTTCTTGCAGGCTGTCTAGTTTTTCGCTTGGCATACCATCAAAATCCACCCCGAGCCCCTCCCTCGTGTTCTAGTTGGTCCAGTATTGGATCATGTTCAGTGGCACGTAGTCCCACCTCGTCCACACGCTGTTCCCGCCGTGGATCTCCAGATTCCCGTTCGCCCGCACGTATACTTCCGACTTGTGCGCTGCTGATGGGAAAACCAAATCTGTCCTCGGGCGCACGGATTCGGGCAGAGTGCAGATCAGGCTGATGCTTTTACCGTCCCACTGCCCGGTGGTGAGCCGGAGTACGCCCTGAAACATCACGTGCGGGCCGATCGTGTAGATCCTGAATCCGCCGAACGACTGGTCGGCTTTCCACCCCGCGGTCAGGCTCGGGGTGATCATGCTATGCGCCGGCACAGCGTGAATAATCGGCGGGGGGGGGGTAATGCTCATTCCTTGAGTTCTCCTTACTCGTTGGCGGTCCACACCATCGGGCCTGTCAAAAGACCCGAAAACGCGTCATTAATCAGCGTGACACGCCCGGCCACGCGAATCTTCACCTCACCCGTAGTATCAATAAAAAGATTCGCCGTAGCCGCGATCGAATTCCCAGCCATGATGGTCACAGGCGTATACACGGGCCCACTCGGCCTATACCCCGCGGGGATTAAATACCCGAGCCCAATCCACCCTACACCCGGGTCCAGCAGCCAGTTCCCGCGCGTAGGCCTGAAAATCAGCGACTCCGTGACAACAAGACTCCCAATTTTAATAAGCTTGTTGGCGGATTTGAGACCATTGTCAGATAGCGGCGCGCTGGTCTGAATGGGTGGCACAGCGTGGATGACCGGCATTTTACTCATCAGCGTCTCCTATTTTCCGGGCTCATACCAAATATCCTGAGGCTGCATATACTCAGGCCTCACGCTTCCGCACCACCACACCATGGGAGCGTCAGGACGCCGCACGAAAGCGTTCGACCCGTGCTTTACCCATGTTGACGTGGCCGCGCCACCCCACGCGCCCATGATGATCGCACGCCTGTTCCACACCATCACCAGCACGCGCTTACCCTCGGGCGGGGCCACCAGCGCGTCCACAGGCCCAGCCAAAGGCTCGCTCATGCCGTCCAAGCGTACGCGCACAGGCGACGCGCTCGTGACTGTACCCCACTGGAATGAGGGCACAAGATCCACGCGCTTCGACAATTTGGCGATCGTATCTACCAGATAGTCCAAGCCAATCACAGGTCCACCACCTCGCGAATCGTCGTCTTCGCCAAAGCCGACGCATCCAAACTCATCCCCCATTTTTGGACGACAGCGCGCGCCACCACTCCCTGCGACGAAAACTCAACCAAGTCGTTCGGCTGCAAGGGCACGGGCAGGTGTTGGAACTCAATACTCGCGGCGGGCGTGGACCGGTCGATCAAACGCCGGTTCGCTAAATCGTCTAAAACCTGCTGCCCCGTCGCCTCAACACCCGTCTCCACGTGGGTCACCCACCGGCCCCGTGCCTCATAAGAAAACCGACTCTTGGGGTCTTCATTCAACGCCGACGCGGTCAGCGCGGGCTTATCACCCTCAGCCTGCCCCACGAGCACGACCTTATTGGGTACGCCAGCGAGGTCTTGGTCACGCTGCCACGCAGGCAGGTGAATACTAGCGTCGCCTTCCGTGAACCGCCACGCCGCCGGCCTTTGCGCAGGCTTCACATATGGCTCCACGCGGAACTGCCCCAACCCATCAACCCACAGGCTCCAGTAATTAATGCTCTGTAGTAGGTCGTTGATGATGGTGAGTTTCGGCGTCCCAGCGTCCCACACGAGCACACCACGAGTCCGCTCCACACTATGCGTGATAGCGACCCTATCCTCACCAGCACCCCGGATCAGCTGCTCTACTACGCTGGTCACGAGTGTTTTTTCAGGCAGACTATACGCCCGCTCCACACAATCCTCATCCAAAACCGTCAATTTTGAGAGCAGGTCGACTTGTCTTGACGCGCCGCTTACGCTCATGCTCATGGTCGGAGCAGCGAGCAGCCACACGCCCAGCGGAAGCACCTCGCCGGACGCCAGCTCATAGGTGATACGCACACGATCAGATAGCCAGTCAACCTGTTGACCACGGTCAACCATGTTCAGTTGACCCGACCCGCGCAGTCTGGTTGTGGAAGTGAACTCGATGTTCCCGCCGGTCACGCCGCGCAGCCTACCGCGCAGCATGTCACGCCTTGTCAGCAAATCCACACGAAACGAGGCTTGCCTGTGTGTGGTCCACGCGCTCACGACCGTTCGACCTCCACCAGCTCAAATCTTGCGTCCCAGTATTTCCCACCCGTACCGCGCTTCATGCTCGGGCTTCCCATAGCCGCGTAAAACCTGATGCCGTCAGGATTCCTGTAGCACACCGGGCCAGCGGTAAGAGCCACCCTGTCCACGTCACTCACGTCAGCACACTCGCTATCAGGTATAAGCCTTGAGGACACCTGCCATTTACGATCAACACCAGTCCCGTCGACCATGACCCGCATCATGCGCCCCGCAAAACGGTAAGTCTCCCGCCCCGGCATCTCAGGCGAGAAACTGACCTCGGGGTCGTAGGGGAGTCGGATCGTGTCCGTGAACCCCACGCCAGCACCCACCCACATAGCAGGACTACTAGCAGTAGCTGTCACACGCACCACGCTAGACGACGGCAGACTACTCGTCGCAGTCACCCTATACAGGGTTTCACCATTTGATAGTGCTTCAGGGTCTGTCACAGTGGCCTGCACGGGTAGCCCATCAGCCACCAGCTCCCACGTCGCCCCACCATCAGCGGAGCGTTCCACACGGTTACTTACGACGCTCGGAGCCGTGCCCCCGGTGGGGTTCATGATCTGCACGCTCATCGCACCAGTGTGATCATCCCACAGCGTAGACACCACGGGCTTTTCAGGCTTCGCATACTCGACATTGACACGCTGCACGGCTGGGGTGGACTCGACACCATCACCGGACCGAGCCACGACACTGATCTCGTACTCGTGGCCGTCAAGCACGCTCTCACGCACCACATACCGCGTAGCGTCGCTGGACACCGTGCTGGTCTCCACCACGCGCCCAGCAGTCACATCCGTGATAGTGACGCGAGCACCGGACTGGCGTGACCCCTGCTCTTGCAGGTACGACCACTCGACCGCAAGACGCGACTTCTCGTACTTCCCGCCCGCAGGACTACTAATACTGACGACGGGCCGGTTCACCACGCTAAAAGACGCGACACTACTCCACGGCGACGCGCCCGTTTCCTGCTGCGGATAGTATGAGCCCCACGTGCGGACCTGCCACTCCACGCGACCCACACGCAGCGAGGACAGGGTATGAGACTGGCGCGCGACACGCCCACCCGACACAGTAGTCCACGACCCACCACCCGTACGGTAGCGCACCTGATACGACTGCTGAGTAGACGAATCCGCAGGATTGTGATCCCATGACAGCACGGTTTTACCGTCTTCCACGGGGACGGCAGCACCATTAGGCGACAGGTTCTGAGGCGCGTACGGGCGCGCCAGCAGTTGAACAGTGTTTGACGACGAGGACTTCTCAGACTCCAAAGTGAGCCCCGCCGACACGGTGTTACGCACGGCGTTCACAGTCTCAGCGCTCACCCGATACGAGTGAGCCACCGTTTTAGACGGAGCCGAGTGTGTCCACGACCGCGTCCCACCGTCAACCGTGGCCACGCGCGACCCATTATCGTAGACATGGAACCGCACATAGTACCCGTCGGAGCGCTCCACGGGTTCCCACGAGACCGTAATATCGTCACCGGTTTTCACCGCACGCACACTAGTGGGTGGCAGGGGCCGCGTGTTCACCGACCCAGCCCAGTCAAACGCCGACCCAGCCTCGTTCACCGCGTGCACCGAATACTCAGTGTGCTCACCGCGAGGGGGGTTCACGTCGTCCCACGAGGTAGCACTCCACGGTAGCGACGCCACGAGGTCCCACTGTTTCAGGCTCCCCGTGTAACGCTTGACCTGTACGGTGCTCCATGGATACAGGCCGTCCGCACCCGTGTAGTTCGGCTCCCACGTCACGCGCGTCAGCCCATCGCTCTGCCACGCGGCCAGCGGGTTACGCGGAGGGTGCGGAGGCTCATACCCACGCCTACCAATACTCACCGTACGAGACACCGACGGCGTCCCACCATTCCACACGGGACCAGTCGATGCGCTAAAAGTCACGCTCTGCGCGTACAGTTGAGTCGACACGGTGACAGACCGGCGAGCAATCTCTTTTTGATCCCACGAATTCCACGCAGAATAAAACGAATAATCCGCCGTTCCGCCGATACGCCCACCCATGCGCAGCGTACCGTTGAAATTATGCCCGTACCCAGTCGCCCGAATATAGTACGCGACCGTGATCGTCACGCTCTGAGTCCTAGGCCCAACGCTCCCCGGACTCATCCACGTGTCAATACCCAGCTGCAAATACCCGGACGACCCACCCCACGTGATACCCATCAGCTATTAGACTCCTATCGCGTCACGCACCGCAGGCCGAAGCCCACGATCAAAAAAGTCAGCCACATCCGCATACCTGCGCAGGTCATCAGCGTGGAAACTCACATTCACGTTAAACGTGTCACCACGCCTATTCTGCAGTGCCTTCTCCTGCTCAAAAGTGCGGATTGTCTCGGGCTTGCCGGTCCCGTTCATCGCCACGGTCAGCCCTGGCATGAGCAGACCCCCTGAATCATAGGTATGCAAGAGGTTTTCGGCCCACCCCATGGCCCTGCTCGTCAACGACCTCTGGCCACCACCACCGCCATACGTGCCCACAGACGGGTTCCCCCAAATTGAGGTGAATCGTGCAGATAAGCCGGGTCTTGGCTCTTCGATCATCATCCCGTTACCAGCAGCAATAGCAACGTGCCAGGCTGGATTACCCCAAAACAGGAGTCTGCCCGGAGCTGGAGCCCCACCCATCCGTGATCCAGACTGGTAGCCCGCCGCTGTTAAACGCGGCCAGCCGAGCCCAAGCTGTTGAGCAGCCCAATACACAAGGCCCGAGCAATCCAAACCAGCCGTCGTGGAACCGCCCCACACGTACGGGATACCGGCTCGCACAGCCCGCATAGCAGCGCTGACAAGCCCAGCCCCACCCGGAGGCGTGATCTTTTCTGACTGCCCCTTGAAAAACGCTGGGATAGCGCCAAGAAGCTTCTCAACCGCACCCGCACCCGCTTTAGCGAAAAACGAGTCCCCTACTCCACTCAGCAGTTTCCTCACCGGCGCGGTAATCAAGTCAGCTACGGCTCCAAGCGGGTCAGATAAGAAAACCATGACACCCGCTGCCTTGTCCTTAAACCAGCCGACGATGCCGCCGCCAGCAAACCGCGCTCCGCCACCCGGGCGGCGACCAGAATATGCGTAGTTTGCTGCCAGAATGTTACGTGGCCCGATAGCCCGCACCAATTCAGGTACGAGCACCGCCTCACCTTTTGACAGCAAGGCGGGCACAGTATCACGCCCCGGCGCGTACCCCGGCAACACGCCACCGCCAGCAAAACCGAGGCGGATCTGCGGAAGACGCAAGGAAGCGGGCAGTGAGAGTTTGTCTGCCACACTGTTAACGAGGGACCGCAGCCCATCGTTGTAAACGGTGTTCACGACGAAACGTACTGGTTTTGCAGCAATCTCCTTAAGGGAGTCCCAGACTTTCCCGATCCCGTCTTTCATGAATTGGAAAGCCTTAATGGCACCATCTTTAAGAGAATTGAACGCTCCAGTGACCTTGTCTTTCACCCAGTTTGCAGCTGTGCTAGCAGCTGTTTTGAGGCCTTCCCACAGGTTCTTAAAGAACGTGAGGAACCCATTCCACAGGTTTTTACCAGTGTCAATGATCGCGTTCCACACGATAGACAAGCCGGTAGAAAAATAGTCCCACGCGGCTTTCGCAGCAGTCTTAATGCCCTCCCACAAGGCGGTGAAAAAGCCTGCTAGCCCGTTCCAAATCGCGGTTGCCGTTTCCACGATCCCGTTCCACACACCAGTCACAAGATCAACAATCCACTGCCACACTGTGGAGAAAACGAGTTTCACCCCATCCCATAGGGTGGTGAAGAAGGAGACGAGCCCATTCCAAATGGTTTGCGCTGTAGTGAAAATGAACGTCCAATAGCCTACGACGAGGGTTTTAATGAACTCCCACACCGTGAAAAACACGGTCTTAATGCCCTCCCACAGGCCGCTAAAGAAATTGGAGATCCCCGTCCAGAAACTATTCCACGCCTCGCCGAGCCACGCGGTGAAAGCGTTCCACGTGTCACTAATCCACGTGGTGAAAGCCGTCCACACTCCGCTGATCCCGTCCCACAAGGATTGCCACGCTGGGCCGATCCACGCAATAAAATCTTGGAAAGCTTTCGTGATAGCCGCCCACGCCTTCTTCCCAACCTCGGTCTGCGTGAAAAACCACACCAAAGCGCCAATCAAAGCCGTAATAGCTGTAATTACCAAGCCGATCGGGTTGGCCTTCATTGCGAGGTTCAGGGCGCGTTGAGCGATGGCCGCGCCCTTTGTCGCGACAGTAGACGCGACCATCGCGCCCTTCTGAGCAGCCAAAACCGCGATATCCTTGACTTTCGTCGCAGTCGCAACAGCCATTTTCCTAGCAAGATCAGCAAAAGCCAGGGCGTGCTGCTTGACCCAGCTGCCCGCGTACATGGAGTTCAGGATCACTGTCTGAGCCGTGTCTTTTATTTTTGCGAGGCGCGCCAGCATGACAGCTTTTTGCAGCTTGTAGAATTCTCCGATCGCACGACCCAGCTTCAGGCCGCCGATCGCACCAGCCAGAGTGCCAGCCACGCCAGCGAGAATACTCATCGCCGTTTTGTTTCGCATGACCGCGCCGGACAGGCTCATGATCTTCCCCAGTACACGGCCGACAACCGGGACGAGCGTTTGGAGTACGTTCCACGCTTCACTGATCACCGGCTTGAGGACGGCGAAACCGCCCTGCGCCAGATCCACCACGCCATCTTTCAGGGCAGTGACCCACGACCAGTCCACACTAGACGAACCGTCAACAATCCCCGTGATCAGGCTCGTAATCTTACCGGCGGTGTCACCGACGATCGTGCCGAACTGCTCAAACAGCGGCCCGGCCTGTGTAGCCACCGCGTCCACCACTGGGATCAGCTTATTGAAAGAATCACGCAACGCGTTCAGGATGGGTGTTGCCGCGCCCTCACCCAGCCTGCCAAGCGCGGCCTTAATATTCGACCACGCGCCCTTGAAAGTGTCACCGGCCTTCAGGGCGGCACCGCCGATCCCCTCCTGCATTGCAGCATTAAACGTTTCGAAATCGATCTGGCCTTTACTGACCATAGTGGAGATCTCTTCACTGGTCTTGCCCAGGTGTTTTCCGAGCATGGCGAGGACTGGCACGCCAGAGGACGTGAGCTGGAGGAGATCGTCGCCTTGGAGTTTTCCGCGCGCAGCGACTGACCCGAAAATCGCGCCCACGTCAGTGAGCGACCGGCCAGAGATCTGCGCCGTGTCGGCCACCGTCTTCAACGCGCCCTCAAGATCGGATCCGGCCTGCACGCCAGACGCAGACAGGGACGCGGCCACAGTCGCCGCATCACCCAAACCGTAGGCCGTGCCTTTCACGCTGTTCAGGGCGTTTTGCATGACCTTGTCGACGCCTTCAGCGTCCATGCCGATGCCGGAAAGCTTCGCTCGCGCGTCCTCAATCGCCAACGCGCGAGAAATACCGCCAGTAGCAGCCAGACCAGTGACAGCAGCACCCAATCCTCCCAGCGCACCCGCACCAACCTTGGTTACGGTCTTAAAAGCGCCGCCCAGGGCGCCAGTAATTACGCCGGACGCCTTGTTTGATGCTTTCCCAGCGCCGAGGTCACCCATCTGTCGGGAGACCTCTTTATGGAATCCTTTCAGGGATGGCGCGATTTGAATCCACGCTGTGCCTAGCTGATACCCCGATGCGGCTGCCATTCTTCCTCCACTATTCGCTTATGTTGTGCTGCCTGCTCATCCACCTAGCAGCCTTACGCGCAGCATGTTCTTCCCGTTCCGCCTGTTTGTCCTGCCACCCGGCTTCAGGTGGCTCCAGCGGGCGCGGAACCTTGTTCTTATTGCCACCTAGTCCTGTCCAGAGGATTGAAACCAGGCGGTTTGCTGCGAGGAAAACAGCGGTTGTCTCATCGCTGACTGACGCGGGGCCGCCCATCGCACGCATGAGCGCACACCCGGGCGGCAGGTTCGCAGCCAGCACGGCAGCCCTACGCAGCGACAATCTGCCAGTGAAAATATCAGTCAGATTGATGCCGTATTCGGCTTGGAAGCTGGCTTCTAGTGGCTCCCAGTATTCGCCCGTCAGTCGGACGAACCCGAGGATTTTCCCCCATCAACCGCTTCAATCACGCCACCGAGCCACGTGACAACGGCTTCCATCGTGATTTTTCCATTCTTGCCACGCAACGGCTCCAACGCTGCCGCGCGCTCTGCGGGGTCAGGCCAGATAGCGTGTATCAGCGGGAATGGGTTATCTGAGTTCAACGCGTCCAGGACTTCAAAATCGTCAAAGAGATCCTGTGTCAAATCAACGGTGATACCACGGCAGGTAACCGTGATCTTCTTGTTTTCAGTGTCTTTCACGACGCTGGTTTCACGCTTGGCTGCTTCACGGGCTTTTGCCTGTGTGCGCTGGCGTGAGCGTTGCGCCTGACGAGCTGGTGATGCTTGCTTAGCCATAGAAAGATTTCCTATTCTTCCGCAAAGAAAATTGAGTTAAATGGTGCGGGTCGTGCCAGGGGGCGGAAGGACAAGGACGCCACCCCGGCACGACCTAGCGCACCACAGCCACTACCCGAATTAGTGGCTTTCCGCACCAGACGAAGCCGGGGCAGCAGACGCGCCCTCCAGCATTTCTGGCGCGTTAGAAATCAGGTAATAATTCCCCAGCACCTTCAGTGTGTAGTTATACGCGCTGATATCACCATTCTTGAACGCCAGCCCCTCGCGCTCACCCAGCGTCAAATGCGGGAACACATAACGGAAATGAATTTCCTCGTTAGACGTGTCGTACAGGTCGACCATGCCGCACAAGTCCTTCACCTGCCGGGAGGACTTCGCCTTGATACGCACAGCATCACTACCGGCCTTTTCGACTTCACCATCCAGATAGGTGACGACCGTCTGGAGCTTGGATTCCAGTAGTGCGGCAGTGAAAGACGTCGTGGAATCAGTCATGAACGTCTTGACGACGCCGTGGCCTTGGTAGCCTTTCAGGTCGTCGGTGGAGTCATCGAATCCGAGTTCCATGCCCTCATCACTGATCCAACCGCAGTCGACGAGGCCGTCTGGTGTCTTGTCGGTCAGCGTGGTGAGCTTGTCGAGCTTGTCGGCTAGTTCTTTCGTGTATTTTGCGAGATACAGCGCGTCATTGTCGGATCCGAACATGTGCGCAAAATCAGCGTTTAACTCAGCCATTACTATCTCCCTTTTTTTAATTGGTTGCTTGTGGAATTTTCACTGTGAATTGATAAGTTGCAGTGCAGCGAGCCTGCCCCGTTTCAGGGTCGGGAAACTCTGATGGGTAGGAGCCACGCACTTGCACGATGTGGCCGCTTATGGTGGGCATCTGATGGATGAGCGCGTCAACATTGAGAGCGAGCCGCATGCTTCGGGCCGAAGTTTCCGCGTAGGAATCAACGGTGACGAGAGCGTCTTGTAGGATCCTGCTGGTCCTGCCACCCCCACCAGTGGTGATAAGCCGGACGAACTGTTTGGGCGCGTCCGCCTTATCGGGGCGCGTGGACACGACAGGAACCCCCACACGCGTCTTCAAATAAGCTAGGACCTCCAACTTGGCGTCCACACCATGAAACATGGTGCTCATGAGCTGCCCCCCGTCACCGTGCCGACCGCGCGTTCAAGCAGGTGGTGTTTAGCTTGCCGGGCGCGAGCTTTCGGACTCCCAGCCACCACGTAGCCCCTCACACGCTTACCGACTCGTACGCGCACATCGAACTCCATGCCGCACTCGTCCCTCATGCGAGAAGCTACGCGCCCCACCACGCGGCGAGTCGCCCCGCCGGCTAGTAGTTCACTCGTCGCACTAGGGTTAATGAATAGTCGTGTTTTACGTGCCATCGTCAACCCCTTTAAGCGTGACAACCATGCCGGTCGGCCACCACGCGGGCTCACCCTCCACCCTGTACACGCTTCCCATCACCTTGATGCGGTCACTAGGCTTCACGTCAGGATGATGACCACGCCAATACAAAGCGGGCAGCGTGATAACCGGCCGTTCCCCAGGTTGGACAGGTTCACTGGTGCGCCCAGGAGCGAACAGGGCAGGCGGTAGAGGCGATTCGGTCTCCACGCCTGGAAGCCGATCCCCATACTCGTCAACACCCCCATCAGAGGGCCTGAGCCGCGTGACAGGAACCTTCCACTCATCCATCATGATTCGGCTCCCGACTGTCTGCGAGAAGGTCGACCTCGAAAGCGCGGGAAACGCCCACGCCGAGAGACTTTTTCTCACTTCTGGTCAAGTACAGGTCGCCTTGCGGGTTCGCATACGAAATCTGCTGAGTAAAAGGCCCATCCGTCGTACTCATGGAGGACACTCCCACGCCCGATGCTTCACTCAGCGATATGAGCGCGCGCCTAGCCACCTGGCACGTAATGCGCTTCAGCGTGGAAACCGGAACGTCCCGCCAATCCGGGCACGTTGAACGAATCAAGTCCGACGCGTCTTCAAGGAGGGCTTCCACACGTAAAGCGTCCCGTTCGGATAAGCCAACCCAGCGTTTCTCAAAATCCGTGATAGTGGCGAACGCTTCAGTATCCTCCATGATGGTCACCCCTTCTTAGCGGGGCGGCGTTTAGTGGGCGTGGGCTTGTCAACAATGAAACCACTAGCGAGTAGTGTTTCTGCTGTTTCCTCATCCACGTCCACTAGTACGCCGCTTTCACGCTCACGCAGCCTCACTGGTCGCGCCCTTCGTGATGATTGCGAACCGGTCAACGAAGGCGTACCACCCGTAGACGATTTCAAGACGCAACGCGACTTGGTTACGGCGCTTCAAATCACCTTGACCATCAGGGTCACCAAAACGGATCAGCTCAATAGGAAGTTGGCGTTGCACGCCCCAGCGCACACCGTTTTGGAAATCACCGAGGATCGCGCGAACCCCCGTGTCAGTAGCTTCAGGAGTACCTGAAACCGTGTTGCCCTGGGCAACGTTTACGCCCATAAACTGGGTGACGTTCGTGCCGAACCCGAGCTGCGGGTAGCGCATCGCCGAAGTCTCGCCCGCCCCATCCTTAGCCTTCAGGGAGGCGAGCTTCCACGAGAACTTCGGGTCGAACGCCGCACCATTAACACCCCACGAGTGCTCAGTGTTAATGAGAAGACCCGCGGCTGCGCGGAAATCATCATCCGCATCAGCCTTATCCGCCACGACCTTCTTAGACGTGCCGGCAAGGTAATTGTCCCATGACGTGATCGTCTTACCGGTGAGCGGGTTAATGCGGTGGAACAAGCCAAGGTCGAGGGCGCGGGAGAGGGCGACTTGTCCTGCGTCGGCAAGCTCGCGGACAACAGTCAGCTGGTAGTCCTCAGCAGCCCACAAGACTTCTTCGTTGAACCGCATAGTGACTTGTGCCTTGTGAGGCACGGCGGTCACTGAGGTGAAAGCGCCACCAGTTGAAGACTTTTCTGCGCCTTCCTCGACGAATTCCGCCTTGGGGAAATCGTTGAAGACGATAATGTCTTGGTTACCGAATCGCATGGGCTTTCGGCCTGACAGTTTAGCGACAAGGCTTGTTGTGCGTGCTTCTTTGACCATGCCGTCCGCGATTTCGCGGGGCATGAGTACCTTTGTGTCAGTAGTTGAGAAAACAGCCATAGTAGGCGTCCCCCTTTCGTTTAGTTAGTGCCGAACAGTTCCCTGACGAACTTTTGCCCGGCACTGGCATGTGAGTCTGGTTGATCGCCTTGCGTGCGCACAATAGGCGCGGAAGGCTGGTCTTTGAGGATTGCTTGCAGGGAAGACGCGTGCGCGGTGATCTCTTCAAGAGTCGAACCCCTCAGTACGCTGGCCGGCACACCAGTGTCAGCAGCGACCTTGGTTTTCCACTGCGTTACCTGTTCGCGCTTGTGGTATTCGCCGAGCTTGCTCTCAGCCTCGGTGAGCTTGGCTTGAACGTTTTCAAGCTTGTTTGCTTGTTCTTTGAGCTGGTCGTAGTCGGCGTATTTCTTGCGTTCCCTACCCAAGCGGGCTTCAATAATCCGGTCAAGGTCTTCTTGCGTGGTGACCGGTTTGAACTCGCTCGTGTTTCCTGCCCCGTTGGCACCAGTGTTGATGCTTGCGGTTGAATCAGACATGAGTGTCCCCTCCCCGTTTAATGCCCGTCGGCACTTACTTACCCCGCCAAAAAAGAGCCCGTGGCAGGTATTTCGGGCATAACAAAACCCCACTTATAAGCTGCTGTGTTATAGTGGTCCTAGGTGGGTCTCCCCTGCCGCCTGAAATACGGCTAGGCGTTTCTGCGCTGAAAAGGCGGGGCTTGGGCCCACCGCTTATTTTTTCAGTTTGATCTCTTCGAGAACGGTTCCATCTTCTGACATTACGTAGAGGCGTTGGATAAGCCCCTTCTTCACTCGAATATTATATTTTTCGAGTTGTTTTCTAAGCTTGGAGTGAAGTTTCCGATTCCCGAGATCAATAATAAAGATTTGTTTGTCTACCTGTTGCCTTTTCGCTTTTATTACTGCATCTTGTATTCTGCTTTTTATAGAAGAGTATTTCCCGCTAACAGATTTTAGTTCGACAATCATTTCGCTTCGCGTTAACCAAATAAAATCATTAGTAGGCTTACGAGTTAAACGATCTTTCGGAATCCATTTTGCGCGTTCTCCTAACGCCTCGAATTTTTCGAGAAAATAGATCTCGTGCTCTTCGAGAACTTCAACAGACTCACCATCAATCCATAAATCAGAAAGATCGGAATGTAAAAGTTTTTGCCTTTCCCAGCGTTCTTTTATACCGACAGGATTTCCAAGAAAATGTACATGTTCTTCTCCCTTGCCTTTAGATCCGCTCTTTTTCGGTTTGACACTGTCGGTGAAACGCCCGGGGTTACGCTTACGCAGGTCAGCGAGAACATCACTGGTGGAAAAGTTCCCTTCCGCATCAGCCACCGCATCACGCGACGCCTTATACGTCTGGTAATACTCGTCAGGATGGTAGCCACTAATCGCAGGGTTCTCATCCCACGATGGGACAATCAAACAATCACAATCATCATGATACTGGCCCTCAAGCCCAGCAGTATCAGCCGTCTTATACGTGAAATCACGCGAGGCGAGCATGAAACAAAACGCGCACGTTTTCGCCCCACGCGGCACCCTCGCCCACCCGGGGCGAGTACGCTTGCCCTCCCTGTTCACGTTCAACGCGATCGTGTCATTACAACGCTTGACCAAATGACGATTCAACGCCGCAGACAATTCACGCCTGAGCGCCTCATGATCAGGCTGATCCTTATACACATGACGCACGGCCGATTTGGCCGACCTTGTAGCTGCCTCATGATTAAAAGGCGCGGTCATCACTGTGAATGGCTCGCCGATAGCCTGCTCCCGCAGCTCCTCGTACCATTGGGCAGCAAGGCGAACAACCTCGTAACCGTATTTTTCTTCCAAGGCAGGAAATGCCTTTAGTAGCACGTCACGAGCCTGATCCGCGCTCAAACCCTCCACACGCCTAAGCAAAATCTCAAGATCCTTGCGCGCTTGCTTGAGGACGGGGTCACGGCGAGCATGGAACGCGTCCATGTCGCCCCGACTAGTCACCACCCACCCCCACAGGCTCAACCAGGGCCGTAGGCTGCTGCGGTTCCTCGGGCTTCTCCTCGTCGCCGATTATGCGAGCCAGCAGGCGAGCCCCTTCCTCACGATCCTGCTGAGAATTAATCTCCATGATTTCTTCAGGCGAGAACCCTGCGTGGCGAAGCGCAACGTTCGTGTCAGCCACTTTCGGGATCGCGCCCACGACCTTCACAATGAAGTCCGAAGCTGCCTGCGGGCTCACATAACGCGGAGACACCCATTTGACGCCAAGCTGCCACGAATCCTCAGGCGGAGCGGCCAAATGATCCCTCACCATGACAATGTCTTCAGCGAGCCTACGCAACGCGGGGCGGAAAATACCCCACTGGTACTCCGCCTCGTCCGAAAGCGCGTACTCAGCTGCCTGCATAGCCTCAGCAGACGCCGGATTATCACCAAAAATCCCCACGCTACTCATCGGAAGGTTCACCGCCGCACACAGGTTCTGCGCCAACTGACGGTACATCGCTAGATGCGGGTCCATGCTCATCTGCGGGAACTGACCCACCTCAGGGTTTTTCCCCTCCTCGTTCATCGTGAGCCCCAGCACGCGGCCAAGCGTTGCGCTCCACCTTGACGCCTTCTGAAACGCTTCAGGGTCCGCCCCGACGATCCACCGTTGAGGCGAGGAAAAGAATTCAGCGCTGGTCTCCGTGCGCACCAAAGTGCGGATCGCAGCGTCCGTTAAATACCGGACCTCGCGGGTGATACGCGAACGCCCGAACCTTCGGCCAAGCTGCGGGTCATACGCCAACGGTTCAACAAGAACACGACCCGTCCGGTTCGCGTAACGCTCCACCTGCCACGCCCCGCCCGTACGATCAGCCTGAACAACAACGTCAGGCAAGAAGAGAATAAAACCAGTCGGAGCGGACGCGAAAATGTCTTTTTCAATTTCCTCACTGCGCGTGCTCGTGATTGCCAGCGCGGCTTTGAGCACGCGAGTACGCGGGTCAAACAATCCGGTCGTCCAGCGCGCTGAACGCGCCTGAACCATGACCTCAGGCTCACCTGCCCTAGTGTCGCCCGGAAGCACGGTGAGAAACGCGCACCCCTGTTTGTAGGCTGCGCTAATACACATCGACAGTTCGGAGGTAAACGAGGAGCGCTCCAGTGTCTCACCCACATCGTAAGGATCAAGGTTGCCACCAAGAGTGAACCCTTCGAAACGGTGTTTGCGTGCGAGCATGCTCACCGCTTTCTGGGGCCACCCCAATGCGGCACGAACCTGACTCATCTGCGGTGGAATACTAATCCCCAGATCGTGGAAAGCGCGGTGCCCATCATAATAAACGTCCAACAAGTCATTCTTCGCGGCCTTGCTCTCAATAATGCGCCACATGCGCGCAAGCGCTTCCTGCTCGCCTTCTGAAAGCTCTGCTAGTACCGGAATCAACGTCATAAAATAAACACCCCCCTTTCACCACTACTTGTTTTCGGTCTGCGCCGCGTCGTGCGAGCAGCCCAATGAGCAAGCGTCAAAGCGTCAAGCCCCACGCTGGTTGTTCCTTCCGGCGCATGCCAACCAAAACCCCCGGCACTACCGATCTTCCGCTTAACTACCACGCTCACCTCGCTAGAAAGCTCCTCATCATCCAAATGCGTGAGCGTTCCCTCCTTAATAGCCGCATCCATCATCGAATGCGCCGCTATCACCTCATTAACCGTCGGAGTCCACAACACGCGGGCAGGCACGTTCTCACCGCGAAGCCGATCCACAAGATCAGCCGCCCCGCTCTTCCCGTCAACGACAATTTGCGCCCACCTCTCACGATTCGAAAGCAGGTAGTTCACGATCCACGCCACACCATCACCCATAGTGCGCACCCCGCGCGGCGCGAGCTCCACATGCACGCGCTTAGACCTGCCCGCCTCACGACCAGCCCGCGCAACACCCACGCTTGACCCATCCACACTGAAACGCACTGCCGCGCACCACCGCAACCCAGATGGGACACTGTCAGCAGGAACCGTTAAAGCATTCCACGCATCCATGCTGATCGCGTGGGTTATGTTCTCCTCATCCCACAAGCCCAATGCTTCGCGACGAAAATTCTCCACCGACCCGAGCAGATTCTTCATACGCAAAATCGCGCTCTTAGACGTTCGGTGAGGAAAAGACGGGTTCGCCCGCCCCACCTCCTGCCAGTCAACCCTGCCAGCAGGCCACGCGCCCACATCCACACCATCATCAGCCCCGAACTCCACATACAACGTGTCAGGAGCCCCATGAAGCGCCATCTTGCGCTTATCCTCAAAAACTTCCCCCGGATCTTTAGGACGTGGCGGCGTGCCCATCATGATTACAAGCCCATTCGGCGCAGCATTCGTCGCAGGCACCATGTCACTCATCGCGTTCTCACTGAGAATCTGCGCCTCATCCAGCACAAGCACATCCACCATCGCAAACCCGCGACCAAACCCTGATTCGCGCGCGCCAAACAAAATACGCGAACCGTTCTTGAACATAACTTGCTGCTCACCGTTCGCAGACCGGACACCCTCTATGAAAGGCGCAACCCCCGGCCTGCGACACATCGTACGCATCTGCTGAAACGTCTCCGTCGACGTGCGAGTACGATGCGCAGTCCAGATAACCGTCAGCCCCCGCTCCAGCATGCACAAGGCGAAAATAATCCACCCAACTGTGTACGTCTTACCAGTCTGGCGAGGAATCGACATGACAACCCCACCCACGCCAGCCGCGTACAACCCATCACGCCGCTTCGCCAGCATGAGAGAACCCAAGCCGTCTTGCCACTGGTCAAAATGGATACCAAGTTTCGTGCACTGCGCTCTCACAGCAGAAAACCCAGTGGAAACAATCCCACTGGGTACTTGCAAGTGCTTCGCGGCTTCAGATAGTAGAGGGGTCGAATTCTTCGTCACCAGCGTCAACAGGCACCCCCACACCAGTCTGCTCGTCCATTGATTGAATATCGCGCGTAATATCCATCAGCCGTTTTGTTAGCGACGCTAAGTCGCGTGCTGGGGTCTCCTCTGACTCCACAGCGCGAGCAACCCTGTCGCGCATTGCTACTAGTAGTGCTCGAGCGTCTCCGCTGCTCGCTGCTTGCGTGACACTTAGTTTTTTAGGCTTGCTTCTTGGTGCCTGCTTGCGTTTTGGTTCGTATTCCACGCCGCCAACGACTTTCATACCTGGCATATGGGCCTCTCCGGTCTGGTTTCGTGTCTGTTTTGCTGGGGTGAACGGGAAAAACACGGGGAGAGATTTCGCTATACACCCTTGGGGGGCGAGTCTGGGGTGGTGGGGGTCATGCCCCCCTAGGGTGGGGTTGCGCGCCGGGGTTTACCAGGTGGGGGAGTATGCGGTTGTGCGTATGCGGGTGTGTTTAGCACGTATCGCCCTGCGCTTGCGGGGCTTGCGCGTGTTTTTGCCGTTTCCGCGTGATTGGTTGCAGTGTCGGCAGATGATTCGCACGTTGTCGAGGGTGTCTGTGCCGCCGAGAGAGTAGGCGATAATGTGGTCAGCTTCAGCGCTTGCTGGCGTGTAGCCACGCTCGTAGTTGAGAGTAGTGTGGCACAGCGGGCAGTTGGTTTGTCCGTTTGCTTGGGCATTGCGTTTGGCTTGGGCTGCGACGCGTTTCCATTTGGCTGTGCCAGTGCGTGATGTTGTCATGCGGCTAGTGTCACCACCATACTGTTTACCAGTATAGACAACTGCATGTCTATAGGTGTATACTTAAAGTATGAAACGGGGACACCTCATGAAGCAACTCAAGATGATCGCTAAACAATCCGGTCATGCCATGATCGTCACGGAAGGCAAACGCCACACGAAAGTTACCATCGGCCCCGTTACGGATCTTGTTGGACGCCATCCCGATATCCCTGAGCAAACCGCTAAGGCCACCATCCGAAAATTCAAAAAGGAGCTACAAAAATGAAAACCGTACTGGTCAAAGCATTCCGTGATAGCGACTGGTGGGGACTCGAAATAACAATCGATAACGAAGCCTACCATTCTCAAGTGCGCCGGCTTACAGACATCGAGAATACCGTTACTGACGCATTGGCTCTCCTCGGAGTAAAAGATTATTCTCTCGACATCCACATCGATGCTGGAGTCTTCAATGAGGATGTAGCTAAAACTAAAAAACTTGCGAGAAATGCTGCCACTCTCCAAGCTGAAGCGTCGCGAGCATCTAGGCGAACAGTCACGCAATTAAGAGCATCAGGCTTAACTGTCCGCGAGATATCCCGGATTATGGAACTATCGCCTGGAAGGATCTCAAAACTTCTGCAGACCGCATGAAAGAACTGCGGAGCCCCGCCCCGTATAGTGAAGACCCCACCGGGCCCACCGTAGAAAAGGGCCCTATGGGGTCAAGTGAATATAGTCCACCCCTGAAACATCTTTCACTTTATCAAAACATTATCGCGTACGCAACCCTCGCATGCGCGTGTTCACCACCGCGAGCGGATACGTGCGCGGGTGCCCACCCCGCGGAACGACAAGCCCGCGATGCACCCACAAGTCCAGCTGATTACTCGTGAGCGTGGGCCAGATCGTCCGCAGGTCCCTGCGCGTCAGGTAGATACTCACATCCTCACTCTGCTGGAGCCTCAGGCGGGCGGCATCACCCCGCGTGAGATACAAGCAGTCGCACGTGTTGCACCATGCTTGATCAGTGAGTCCCCTGCGCGTGGGGTACCGGAAGATCCGGCCACCGCACATGCACGACCCCACCAGCACGGGCGCATGCCCAGTGAGCCGCGCCACGTGATTGTGGATCATGTGAATCTCAGTCAGCACCGCATCCACATCCGCATAATGCTCTACTGCCCAGGGAATGTCACGCTGCAGGTCAGCAATCGGACTGCCGGTAGTGTGAGTGCCTCGCTCACCAGCAATCACACGAGCATACGAGGCGAGGATTTCCAAAGCACCCACATGCGTCCTAATCCCCGGCCACCCATCATCCGTCTGGTCGATCCGATGGTCAAGACCAAACGGCAACCCATCATGCCGGGCGCACCTAGCTGGCGTAACCCTAGCTGACCTCACGCCATACACGATGGTGGACTGGCGGGTCAGCAGCGGAAGCCACGAGGCTATGTCGGATAACTCGTTAATGGCTTTGGTTGTCCGAATGGCTGTGTGTGTAGTACTCACCGTGCGCCTTCCTGTTTCAGTTCCGCTTTAACCGCGTCAATCAACGCACCCTGCGAAAAGTCTTTACGCTGCAAAGCAGTTAACACTTTCCGGTCAATCGTCCCCTCCGTGATGAGGTGAGTGACGGTGACCGGGCGAGTCTGACCTTGCCGGTGCAACCGCCCATTCAACTGCTGATACAGTTCCAAACTCCACGTGAGCGAAAACCACACAATCAAATGACCACCGCTTTGCAGATTCAGCCCATGCCCAGCACTAGCCGGGTGAATCAACCCCAGTGGTATCCTCCCGGCATTCCACTGCGCAAAATCCCGCTCCTTATCGAGTAGCCGCGCTTGCGGAAACCGCTCACAGATCCTGGCCAAATCGTGCTTAAACCAATACGCCACCAACAACGACTGGCCGTTAGCCGACTCGACTATGTCCTCCAAAGCATCCAACTTGGCGACATGCACCTTCCGCCACTGGCCTTCCCCAGTGTAGATAGCACCGTTAGCAAGCTGGAGAAGCTTACCTGCCAGAGTGGCAGCACTCCCCGCATCAATACTCTGCCCGGCAATGTCGGCTACCAGGTCACGTTTAAGCGCCTGGTATGACGCTGTGGCTTGATTGGGCATCGCCACCGGGTAGTCGGCATACACCACAGGCGGAACATCCAAAAAGTCCTTAGCGGTCATTGACAAAGTAACAGGCCGGATCTTCTCATAAATCTCCTCGCTAGCTCCCGGCTTGATCTGCCAATCCACCGGGCGACCATACACATACTTGGCAGGCTTGAAATACTGTTCACGGTAGGCAGTGATACGAGTGCCGAAAATCGAAGGGTCGATCACCTTGTACTGCCCGAAAAGATCAAGCAGCCCGTTAGAAGTGGGAGTACCGGTCAGTCCGATCATACGGTTAATGCGGCTCCGCACTTTCATGAGGGCTTTGTTGCGCTGCGAATTATGGGTTTTGAATGATGAGAGTTCGTCAATGATGACAGTGTCGTATGGCCAACCGCATTTCGTGTGGTGTTGGACGAGCCAGGGCACGAGTTCACGGTTGATGATATGCAGCGGGGCGCTGCTTGCAGCCAGTGCTTTCCGCTGTGTGGGAGTACCAGTTAGCATGACCGCATCCAGGTCTGCCAAGTGATCCCATTTGGCGATCTCACTGGGCCAAGTAGAGGAGGCGACCCTTTTTGGGGCGATCACCAGGGCGCGGTGGGTGAGCCCGTTTTTAAGGAGTGCTTGTAGGGCTGTGAGTGTGATGACTGTTTTCCCAAGGCCCATGTCCAAAAGCAGAACCGCGTTCTTGTGTATGAGCAGGTGGGTGAGGGCTTTCCTCTGGTAGTCATGCGGCTCGTATTGCATCAAGAGCCTCCTGAATCTGGTCGGGATGATCAATGACGTGAGCGGGGATACCGAGTGCGTGGATTTGTTCGAGCCGCCATTGTTGGAGTGGTCGGAGCTTTTTGCCGGGGGCTTTGAGTTCGATGAAGCCGACGTGTCCGCCGGGCAGGAGCACGATCCGGTCAGGTACGCCTGCGGTGCCGGGGCTGGTAAATTTCCAGCAGTGGCCCCCGGCCTGGGTGACGGTGTAGCAGAGTTTGTGTTCGATTTCGGTTTCACGCATGGAATCTTCCTGTCAAAAATTCGATGAGGAGAAAAACGGGCACAGGTGGCACTTGCTGGAAACAAAGTGCCACCCTGTTTTTAGTTGGAAAATAGCGTTTTCCAGCCTGCTGGGTGGCACTTGAGGCACTTATTTTTGAATCAGCTCCGTATATACACGTTTTCTTGTAAAAAACAGCGGCTAACTTACAGTTTCTTTCCAGCCCTATACGCGTGAATATTAAAAACAAGTGCCCAAGTGCCACCCAGAAGTAACTAATTGGCTTGTTAGCGCGGTTTAGTCGTGTGGCACTTGGCTTATTTTGAAGTGCCACCCAAGTGCCACCTGCCACCAAAAACAGGGTCAAAGGTGGCATTTGCCAGCCTGCTGGGTGGCACTTGCTGGAACGAAGTGCCACCCTCATTCAAGACCTCCCAACACGTTGTCAAAGGTCGATTGCATTAGGTCTGGAATATGAATACCAGCGTAAAATCGCGCCCCCCTGCCGCCTTTGGTTGAATGGACTCCGTGCGCTCGCAGGCGTTGAGTAAGCGTCTTGGCCCCCACGGGCTCATAAGCATTCTGGCGGCACCATGTTTCATATTCGGATCGGAATTTAGCGACGTTGACTTGCATATGCTGCGCGTTGGGGTTGCCCAGTTCGCACATGTCGTCGATGAACATTTGGACAGTGTCTTGCTCGTTTGCATACACTTTGGTGGCGACCTTGACAGCTTGGGGCTCGGTAAGACCGTTTGCGAGGTAGGCGAGAGTGCCGTCGATAATCCAGGCGAGTATTCCTGGGGCTTCATTCATGAGTTTTGCTTCGAGTTCAGGGTCTCGCTCGCTAATGGGGACGACGTTGCTGAAGGGCACTTTTTTAATTCTTCTCCAAAACGCGTCACCGCCGGATTGCACCTCGGGTTCATGATTGGAAAGCATGATAATGGTGTGTGAGGGGCGGAAGGTAAAGAAGTTTCCTCCCATAAAACGTGCCGAAATCATGTCGGATCCGGTCAGTAGTTTGACTCGGGCTTCTGCGAAGTTTTGGCCTTCTTCGATTTCCGATGTGGCTGCTAGGCGGACTCCTTGGAGGGCGGCGATTTCAGCTGGGTGGCGTCGGTCGGCACCTGCGAGGAACATGTTTGCGGGGACAGCTATGGTGTAGCCGGTGTCACCGGTTCCTAGAATGCGTTGGATGACGTTGAGGAGGGTGGACTTTCCATTAGCGCCGGCTCCGTTGAAGAACGCGAAGACCTGTTCGCGGACTTCGCCGATGATGGCCATGCCGAGGAAGCTCTGGACATAGTGGGCTAGGTCAGGTTCACCAGCAAATGTGTCGGCGATGAAGTCTTTCCATACGGGGGTAGGAGTCCCCCATTCAGGTGCGACTTGTGTGGAACGTAGGCAGAGAGTATTGGGGCTGGGTGGGGTTAGTTGTCCGGTTCGGAGATTGATGGTGCCTGCGGGGGTGTTGAGAATGTATGGGTTTGCGTCGAAACGGGTTATGGGCGTGTACATGTTTCTTGAGGTTTTAGCTAGGTTGAGCATGTTTCGGATTGAGGTGGCGGACAGTGAGCGGCGTTTGTGGTTTTCGTCTGCTTTGTCGTCTGTGGGGAGGTTTCGGGCGAGGGCGCGGGCTGCTTCGGCTGCGGTGGCGTCACCGTTTTCGAGGTTCCATTTGTGGCCGTCCCAGTGTGCCCAGGCTTTCTTTTCTGGGACGTATCGGAGTTGGCCTTGGTATGTGTCGGCGTAGCGTAGTGCGTTGCCGTCGTCGGTGCGCGTGTAAATGGGTGGTTCGGTCACAGTGAGGGGATCGCCGGTTTCACTATGGGTTTGCGGCGTGGCCGTGCTTGCTGGCTGGGAGCCTTGCTGAATGAACTTGTCCAGGCCGACGGGGTCGCGTGGGTGTTCGGCTTGTTTGCCGTAGCCTTTCGCGGCGAGGTGTTTGGCAGCGGCGGTGTGGTCACCGTTGAATTCGAGTAGGGTGTATGCGCCGAATTTTGTGTATGGTGTTTCAGTTTGGAAGCTGGTGGAGGTTGACCATACCCAGAGCCTGTCCCTGTCGTCTGTGTGCCCGGTGGAGGCGGATATGCCATTGTTTTTGCCTGGCCTGCGCCAGAAAGTCTCACTGCCGCGCGTGAAGACGGGGGTCCAGCCGTGCGGTGTGAGGATGTCAGTCCAGCTGGTTTTGTCTTCGAAATCGTCGCCGGGGGTGATACCACTGTGGGGGTGGCGCTGTGCTGGCGGCGTGTAGACGGGTTGGCTGGTTGGCGCGGTTGTGTCGATTGGTTTTTCATCGATGGTGCGGAAGACTGACAGGAGGGTGTCGAGTTCGTCAGGGGTGAATGTTCCTGCCGTGGCTGGCCCGCCGGGTATGAGCGGCCAAGCGCCACGGCCGGTGTGGTGGTACCGTTCACCATCTAAGGGCGCAACGACGCTGTAGCCGCCGTTTTCACGGGTCTCGGCTAGAACGTCGTCGTTCTTGTCGCGTGCGAGCTTCCTGTTACCACTGGTGTTTCCAGGAGCGAAAATGTACCAGTGGAAGCCGCCGGAGGGGGTTCGTTCGCTCCAGCCGAACATGCGTCGCCACAGGTGGTTGGCTCCTATGCGTTGGGCATTTTGGGTGAGGGTGGGTAGGAGGTTTACGCCGCGGCCTTCTAGTTCGATGAGCATGAGGTCGTTTGAGGTGGCTCCCATTGCCACACCGATGCCGTACTGGTCGCGGGTGAACCATTGGTTTATTTCGGCGGAAGTGAGGTGTTGGGTTTGGATGCGTTTCCAGTTGATGGCGGGTCGTTTGTCACCGTTTTCAGGGTCGTGTTGGTGTATCGGGATGATTCCGATCCCAGCGTCGGCCAGTTCCTTGGCTCTTGACTCGATGTCCATCTGTTGAAACTCCTCGTAAGTTTGAGCGTGAAAGCTAAAGACCTAGCTGCGTGTTCGTTGTTTTAGTGGTCCTGCCGGGAGTTGAACCCGGTATGAGGCCTGTCAGGACCTGGTGCCCCTTCGTATCAGGGTGACGCTCGAAGGGGCGTGTGGCGTCCCCGCCACCTGGTTGGGGGCGGGCGGCTTATGCTGCGCGTAGGGCGGCGATGACTGCTGGGTCAAGCCCGGTAGCGGTGGCGATCGTCTGATCGTCCAGGCCGGAGGCGATCAGTTTCCTAGCTGTCTGGGCAGGAGTGGTGGCGGTGCTTTCGACAGGTTGCGGGGCAGCCTGCTGTGGGCTTGGAGTGTCCTCGAGGACGCCACCCACATTCGCCTGCGGGACGATCTTGTACTCGTAAATCTTGACCGCGTTGAAACGCGGATTATCAGAGGGTTTCTCACCTTTGAACGTGACCGTGAACCGGTTGCCCGGTGCGAGCGCCGTGTTCGCGTCAGCCAGCCCGCTAGCTTTAATCGCGGCTATGAGCGCTTGTTTCTGCTCGCCCCACGTCTTGACGTAAATGTTGCCCTGCTCGTCTTCACCGTCTTCGGTTGTGCCGCCGGTTTTCACGGTGATCACGATCTGGTTTTTTGGCTTGCCATCGTCCCAAAAGTCTGGTTTGCCTGTCGAGAAATTGTTTACCTGGCGTACTTCCGTGGCAGTGATAACACCGCCCAGTGTTTCGCCGATGGTTTCGGGTTTCAAGGTTTTGCCACCGTTGGAGGCGAGCGCGTCGTTCAGATCAAACATGATTGTTCCCTTCTTTCCGTGTGAGGATTAATTAGAGGTTGAGTACGCCAGCGAGGCTGGTTTGCCCGTTAGCGTCCGTGTGGTAGTCGTCGTATTTCTTGCAGTCCCAGCAGTCCGGGGCGCGGTCGAGGGATGTGATCCACTGGTCTCGCACCTGAGTGGAGATGGTTTCGAGGGCGTCAAGGTTCACGGCGAGGTTGTTGGCCCGCTCTAGCGCCGTCTGAGCGATTTGCGGGCGGTATTCGTCTATCCACCAGTAGCCTTTGTCGAGGCTCATTTGGTTTCGTGGCATGAAGTACACGCATACATGCGTTGTTGGGTATCCTGCCGCATTCCAGCCTTTCGCGTACAGGTGGGCTTGGGCAGTGTATTTGGGGCCAGGATCGTCACTGTTCTTAACCTTTTTCAAGGTGGAATCGCCAACGATTTTCCAATCGATCGTCATGCCTCCACCGGGGTTGGTTCCCATTTGGTCGGGTAGGTACAGGTCGGTTGACCCGATAATGTCAACGCCGCGGATTTGGCCGACAGTTACCCGCTGTTCGGCGAGGAATGTGAGGGGTCTGCCGAGGCTGTTTTCTTCCTTGTCGACGGTGTTGAAGAGGTGTTCGAGCCACGCGTGCACGCAGGTGCCGATGAAGGCGAGCCAGCCGATCTCAGTGTCGTTCTTGGCCCACCCGGCGAGGCGTGCTGCGAGGCAGTGGTCGCATGGTGTGCCGATCTCACTGGGGCCGATTGTTTTTTGTAGGCTGCGGGGCTGGTTGCGGATAGTGGTTTCGATGATTTTGCGGATCGCGTGCATGACGGCTTGTTGGTTTTCTAGGTTTGTTGCGGGTTGTAAGCCAATTGTTGGGGTCATCGGATGCTCACTGTGCTTTCAGTGCGGTATTGGTCGAGGGTGGCGGGGGCGATCTGGGCTTGCGCTTTTTCTTGGTCGATGACGATTTCTTGTCGGTAGAGTTGCGGGAAGTCAGTCATGGGGAAGGCTTTAGCAACTTTCGGCCAGGACACTCTGCCGCGGGTGATGCTGATTTTGTGTCCATCGATTTCGCCGCCTTGTGGGAAGGTGTGTGCGAGCTGGGTTTTGATGTTGTCCATTTCGGTTTTGTATTGGGCGATGGTTTCTTTGAGGTGCTGGTAGCGGGCCATGAGGCGTGTGGCGGGTTGCGTGTTGTGGTCTGGCGTGGTCATTTCATGTTCCTTACTGCTTTTGCAATGTCGCGATTTTCTTTTTCGAGCGTGGCGATCTGCTTGTCTGTGTCGAATATCTGGTCGTAGATGTTCGTGACATGCTCGTGCGCGTATTCGCTGAGATTCTTGTGGTGTGCTTCGAGCGTGGCGAGCCGTTGCCGCTCAATATCACCGATCATTTGATGAGTCCTTTCTGCGAAGTGGCGAGCACTTGGAAGGTGATCGCCCTGGTGGTGTCGTATAAGGGGAGGCAGAACTGGACGTCCCAGTCTTGTCCTGCTTCCCGTTCGGCTTGTGCTAGGGCTGGGCGGGTGGCCATGTCGAGCCTCCGGTAGAAGGAGGGCCGCCCTGTGGGGTCGAGGCCTGGCACTTTCGGCTGAGGCGTAGCTACGGTGACGAGGAAGGTCCTGGGCTCCACTATCCTTTTTTGCCCGCGCAGGTGAGACAGTCGCTTGCTGAAAATGCTGTTGACGCAGTGCGTGTGCACCAGCGCGGACGCTGGCTCCGTGAGTGGGCTGAGTATCTGCCCGCAGTTGTAGCAATTCACAGTGACCCTCTTTTCGTGAGTAGGAAGGTCAGGTTCAATTGCGTGGTGCTGGCCCGGTTGACCTGGCTTTGCAGGAGCCTCCACTTCTTCACGAAGTCGGGGTCGTGCGGGAGCGGCGCACCGTTGAGCGCGTCCTTGACAGCGCTTAACGCGAGTTCGGCTTGTTTGAGGCGTTCTTGGAGTTCTTCCATGCTGCTCACCTCCCCTCTTCTTTTTCTGCTGCCATGTCGATGAGCCAGGCGGCTACTGTGCGCATTTGCGCGGGTTCGAGCGGCAGGTCCAGGACGCACACTTGGCCCTGAGCCTCGTGGTATCCGCCTACTGATCGGGCTTGCAGGCCGCGACTGTGCGCGTCGGGCGCGAGGATGGTTATCTGGTCGGCGCACACCATCTGAAGATCTTGATCGGGTTTCACTGGTCGTTCTCCTTTGACTGTGCGTTTTTCCAGGCTTTCTGCACGATGTCGCACACTTCCGTTTGGACGTCGCATAGGCGTTCGAATTGGATGCGCGCGGCTGGGCGCGTCTGGTCGTATTCGTCTTTGAGGATCCTGCGCCATTGCAGTAAGCCGAAAGGAATAGTGATTGTGAGTTTGACGTCCATTACTCGTCCTCCTTGTCGCTGGTGAATGTTCCGATGGCGAGCAGGATGGCGCAGCCTGCCCACATGTAGGCTGCTGCCGCCTGCACGTCGGTGTTGCTCATGCGGGATAAGGCGAATAGCACGGTGAGCGCGACGAGTGCGTGAAGTACCGCTGCTGTGCGGATAGTCCACAAACGCCGGCGGGTGACCGCGCTCACGTCAGCTTTAGTCCAGGGCGCGCCACTGTCACTGATGACCTCGAACGTTTTCGGCGCGGCGCTCATGATCTGCTGGAGTTCTTCCTCACTGATGATCTGGTCGAAAAGGCCGGTGCGGGTGCGCTTTGCGGGGACTTTACTTAGTCTGATACTCATGTTTAAGGGGGGTCTTTCTCTTTTAGTGTGTTGTGAAGCGGGGGAGCGCGTCTTCGAAGGCTCGTAGCGCGGACTCGGGGATGAGAATCCTCTTCTGGGTGAGCTTGACCGCGCCCTTGAATTTCTCGTCATTGACCCATTCGCGGATCGTCCTAGGCTGCACTGAGTAGCGGTCAGCGACCTCACGCACCGTGTACAAGGGCTCCAACGGATTACGTTTACTGGTGCTCATGCTGCCTCGCCGCGTTCAATCTCAGGCAGAATCCCATGCTGCTTAAGAAGGTCATAAAGGAACAGGCGGCCTTTTTGTGTCCAGTAGGTATGGATAACCGTGTGATTACCCTGATCGATCACATGAGTTTTCGTGTCCGTGTACCCGTGCCCCTGGTATTTAGCGGTGAGCACCCAATTGCGTTTCCCACCGACCCTGTATTGGACTCCCAGTTCGTGGAGTTTCGCGTTTAGTTTCCGCGCGCTCATCCCGTATTCTTTAGCAATGTTGGTGACCGGCACCGCGTCGTGACTGGTGATGACGAGGTCGTAGTAGGACACTTTGGGTTGGACTTCCGCGAGCGCTTGTTTCTGCGCAGCGTTCTCGGATTCGAGTTCGGCGCGTTTCGCGCGCTCGGCTTTGAGGGCTTCGAGGACAGTGATCATGGTGTCGGGGTCGGCGAGCATTTTCTCGATGGTGTCGGGTGCGGCGTACATGCCGTGCCGACGGATAGTAGGAAGCACCTCGTCGACTACCCATGCCTCGAATTTTTCGGCGGTTGGGAGTTTCGAATTGAAGACCAGCCGGTAGAGGTCACCCTCAGTAATGAAGCGGATTTGCTGGATACCGCCCGGGGTGTCAAGGGGGTGGTGAAACGCCACCCCCTTGCAATGCTGCTTGAGAGCGTTGGCCGTGTCCTTGTATCCGAGGGCGATTGCTACATCCTTGCCGCAGAAAAGCGGCCTGCCGTCCTCTGTCGCCACAGTGCGAACACTGGTACCCTCATACGTGAAGGGAACTATCTGGTTCATTTTTGATTTCCTTTCTTAACGGTCTTCTCAGTTGGAGTGGGGAGACCGTTACTTGTAGATTCCGGAGTTGAATTGATGGATGTTTTCCAAATCGTGACGATCGTCGTCAGCTTGGGAGCAATGTCGGTTTCCATATGGCAAGCAATAGAAGCCAGACGATCACGAACGGACGCTGAAGCGGCTAGCGAGAGAGTCGCCCAGGCCATAGAAGCAATCAGCGAACCTAAGGTCCCGTGGCAAATAGAATGGTCAAAAGGGAATACGTTCACCCTCAAGAACACGTCGCAATCACGTCTCACAGATGTCGAGATAGAGCCTGAAGGCGACGCGATCATGCGCACAGGCAACTTGCCCAGAACCATTGACGGCTTATCGAGTGCTGAGTTCCTTTTCGTCGGAGTCATGGGCGGGACACGTCGCATTGTGGTGTCATGGTGTTGGCCTGATGGTCGTCACGGTCAATGGCGTGGGCTAGTACCTCGACGTCCTGACAAATAAGCGTCAGGGACACTTCCCACACGTCTTGCCCAACGTGCTCGACTGTCACAGGACGGTCAGCAACCGGATACTCGTTACCAGCCGCGTCGTAAAACACAGTTGGGCTATTCCCGCTAATACGGATAGCCCCCATAGGCTTCTCATTCATCTCTTTTTTCCGCTTCCTCAGCCCGACGCAGCAGCTCGGATGCGCGCATACCGAGAGCGCTTGCGGCATCGACAATCTCTGAAGCCTTGAGCTCCCGTTCCCCGCTAAACGCTCTGGAGAGCCTTTCGGGGTAGGAACTCATCCGACGCGCTACTTCTTCGAGCGTGATCTGCTGCCGCGCCGCTTCGGCTTTGATTTCAAGGGCTACATCCATCCCTTCCTCCTGTTCTATTTAGAACTCTTGAGGTAAGAGTAAGTTCCGAATAGAACTATGTCAAGTTATTGACGTGGGTGTGTCTATTTGGAACACTTAGGTTATGGCTAGAAAACCTGCAGAGATGACAGAAGTTGAGCAGAGAGCTATCACCATTCTTCGAGACTCATTCGAGCAGTCGGAGATGACTCACGGCGAGCTTGCGGAGAAAGTCGGGGTTGCGCGGACAACAATCTTGAAGACATTTGCAGGAAGCCGAGCAACATACCTATCGGAATTTGAGGGAATCGCAAAGGCTCTTGGTCTTACCCCGTGGCGTGTGATGCGTCAGGCTGAGGACGCGCTCGAAGAAGAAAACGCCAATACAATCCCTGTCCCCGAGCTTGACCTGCCTCAGGAAATCTATGGCCTCACACCACCTGACCCTGACGATTACGGCGTGTACGCGCAGCGAGGCGACGTAGAAGCCGAACAAGAACAATCTCAACAAATGCCATGACGACCGGACCGTCCAACGAATCTACCGCCCTCATCCCAAAGCATGAAGGCGACTACTTCGTTTACGCCGACGAAACAGGCAACCTTGACTTCAAGAGCGCCGATTCGCCGTACTTTGGCTTCGGGACAGCAATGTTCCCAGCCAACCACGCCACGCAACAGTGGGACGCACACCTCCTACGCCTATCCCTCCAAGACCAGGGAGTAAGCCTTCCAAATGGGTTCCACGCCGCAAAAGACAGCTGGAAGGTGCGCCGACAAGTCTTCTCAATGTTGGCAGACCAAGAAATCACGGTTGACTCAACGTTCCTGTATAAAGCCAATGCCTATAAAAAGATTCTCTTACATGCTGATCCGCAAATGAGGCTCTACAAAATGGCGTGGTACCTGCACTTTAAAGACTTGTGTCAGCGGCGTATACCTAAGCAGGCTCACATATATGCCATAGTTGCATCGTTTGGAACCAAGATGCGTGCAGAAACCGCCAGAGAAGCGTTGAAAGATGTGGCAGACCAACAGCCCCAAGACATTACCTTATGTATATGGGATTCGGCCTCTTGTTTCGGCCTGCAAGCCGCCGATTATGCACTGTGGGCGATCAATCGCCACGTAAGCGGAAGGGCACTTGATCACTATGAAGATCTCATCGAGCCGTACGTGAGATCTGTTTTCCTACCTTGGGGAAATAAGTAGTGTCGGCTATCCCGCTTAGGGGAAGTCCACCTCCGGAAGACTTATCGCCGACACTGAAAGTGTATCATTTAGCCTTCGTCTGTCTCAAGAAAACCAGCACGCTACCGTCTCCAACTGCACGTGCCTACAGTTACGATCATGCGCGTGAGTGCTCCATCGTGGGATCAAGTCGTGCGAGAAGCGGCGCGTGAACAGATCACGCTGCGCCGCTCACGCCTGCACGGTGCGCGCGGACTATGGGTACCAGCCCAGCGCACCATCTGGGTGGACAGCCGCCTGCCTGACCATCACGCTGCGCCCACGTTGGCGCACGAGCTGATCCACGCGCGCAGGGGTGACAGTGAGTGTGCGACTGATACTCTGGCGGAACAGATGATTGATCAGCGCGTGGCACGCATGTGGATTAGCCGGGCTGCGTATGCTCGCCTGGAACACGAGTACGGTGGAGATGTGTGGATGATTGCCGACAGTTTGGATGTGCCCGTGTGGGTGGTGCAGGCGTACCGTCGAGTACTGGAGCGGGAGCGGTGCGGCTTTTGACCCGCGCCGCCACGGCTACGACATTCACGGAGACGAAGACGAGCAAACACAAATGGAGCCATAATGTTCGGAAGAAAAAAGCAACAAATCCAACAACTTCAGGAACAAGTTGATAGTCTTCAACAAGTTCTGGCCGAGGCCGGAGGCGGCGACCTCGCCGGGTTAGCCGAAGAAGTTGTAACAAAACGAGCCGAACTTCAAAGCCTTATTCGAGAGCTAGACTCGGAAACTGAAAAAGCTCAAAGCAAGCTGGCAAAGACGCAAAGTGAACTTAACGAAACCGAGCAGAAACTCAGTCATACTCAGAACGAATTGGATGCGCTGCGAGGGCTTTACGCTGACGTTCATGCATTAGATGAGCTTGGGTTTACCAGCTATGCGAATCCTGCTAAAGATTCCGTTGCACTTGGAGAAGAACTAAAACGTGTGCAGACCGAGGCTAAACAGATTCTTCAGAGCAAGCGCGCCACTACAGCCGTAAGTGGTTTCACTTTCAATAACTCTGCTGCCAAAGGGCGCAAATTTGTTAACGACATGTCAAAAATGATGCTACGTGCATATAACGCAGAGTGTGAGAACTGTATGCTCACGGTCAAGGCCGGGAATGGGGATGCGGCTCGTAAACGTCTTGATAGGGCGCGCGATCAAGTAGCGAGACTCGGACGGATGATAAGCCTTGAAATTACTGGTCGATACCACGGTTTGCGTGTAAGGGAATTAGAGCTGACTCTCGAATATCAAAACGCGAAGAAGCGTGAGAAAGAAGAGGAGCGGGAACGTAAAGCGCGGTTACGCGAAGAAGCTCGCGCGCAAAAAGAGCTTGAAGCTGAGAAGAATCGTCTCGAGAAAGAAAAACAACACTACCTCAACGTGATCGCCACAATGGAAGCCACCGGCAACACCGAAGAAATCCAAACCCTTAAAGACAAACTCGTTGAGATTGATAAGAGCATTAATGACGTTGATTACCGGGCGGCGAATATCCGCGCCGGCTACGTGTACGTGATCTCTAACATCGGCAGTTTTGGTGAGGACATGGTTAAGATCGGCATGACCCGCAGGCTCAACCCGCTAGACCGTGTTCGTGAGCTTTCTGACGCTTCAGTGCCGTTTAACTTTGACGTGCACGCTCTGTTCTTCAGTGAAGATGCTGTGGGCGTGGAGACAGAGCTTCATCACCGTTTCGCAGATCAGCGTGTGAACTTGATTAATCAGCGGCGCGAGTTTTTCAAGGTGACGCCTGCTCAGGTAAAAGACGCGCTAGCTGACATTTCAGGCAACCTGCTTGAGTTTGTGGACGAGCCAGAAGCAGAGCAGTACCGTATGTCGGTGCAAATGAGGGAAAGCAGTAAATAGCGCTTGTGAAATGGTTTGCCGCCAGTCCTTTATTTGGGGCTGGCGGCTTTTCTTGTCCTACCCCTGGTGTAGAAATAGGGACTGTGAGTGATAGGCGTATTGAGTGGTTGGAGAGCGTCGCCCACGTGGCCGGCGTGGAAGTAGAATACTCGCCTACCAATAGTCTGGATGGCTTCTACGAACACTCCCAGCGCCGCGACAAGAAATGCTCCCTATTCCACGCTTGACACAAGTCTAGTCGCTACGCGTATACTGGGAAACAACGGAGGTCTTGACCTGAACAGTCAGCACCCTTCGTTCCCCCGCTACCAGGGTTAGTGGAGGGGTGTGCGTGAGGTTTTCGCACGTTCATACATACCTAGGTTCGCCACTCGGAAAAGGGTGGCGAACTTTTATTTTGGGCATTAACTCCTATTTGCCTATGGCGCTTCGTATGATGCGCTTGTGAATGGGCTGCATGAGGCTGAGGTAGTGAACTGGCTAGGTCGGCAGGGTGTTGAGGTGGTGGAGGCCCGCCTACCGGCTGGGGAGTGGGGTTTCTACTCGCTACGAGACAGGCTGGTCGTGATCGACAGTGGGCTCACCGGCTCGCAGCGACTGTTTGCTCTGCTGCATGAGAGCGTGCACGTGGAGGCGAAGCATGATGGGCATCAGTGTGTGCGCGTTGAAAAGCGGATTGACGAGCAGGTCGCGCAGATCATGATTGACCTCGCGGATTACGCGTGGGCTGAGTCGCAGTACGGTTGGAATACTCCCGCCATTGCCCTTGAGCTGGACGTGCCACGCCGCGCAGTCCAGGCATACCGCAGAGCGCTGGAGCGCGCCGCGGTGCAGAACCTAGCCAGAACCTGAGTTTTCGCCCGCCGTGTCGAACTGTTGTGTTTTCGGGGTTTTGTGTGGGTGTGGGTTAGGCTCCCAGCGCTACCGCCATTAAGAACCGCAAGATACCAACAAAAAGTCAGGGTCAGCGGTTCAGAGAATCGCCCGCGCGGGGCATATGCGGGGCTTCGGGGGAAACTTCCACGCGATATTGCGCCCTGCTGCTCGTAGCGGATCCGCTACTAACGCCCTTACTGCTAGCCACACAGACACAGCGACAAGGCAATCGAGACAGCGGCCACGACAAAACGAACAGTGTCACGCCGCCAGCAGCGGTCTTACAGTTCTTCTTTATCGGCTGACTGCACACCGGGCACAGCCGAGTCTGACGGGATTTCCTCACCAATCATAATCAACACAAGAAATCAAGAATCATCACGACTTAACCCCGAAAAACATAAGTTCACCAGGAAACGCCGACCTGGCAAGCCGAAACACTCAACCGGAGCACCACGTTTTGGCAATTAACCCTTCTTTGGCTCCTGCCCTCTCCTGCGAGTCGGCAGGGGCCAGGTCTGTCAGTACACGCCCGCACCCCGCATGGCAATTGACGAGGGCGCCCCCATCCACTGTTGATCAGGGGGTTCGTGCACACGCCGCCCTAAGATTGAGAGGATTGTGCACCACAGAGCCTAAGAGTGAGGGCAACGTGCACACATCACCCGAAGAACCAGGCCGTGGCGCATCCCTCCCCGTACGATCTACGCAACGATGCCGCTACACTCATTAGTCGAACACGGCCATTCGAGCGGCCCTCGGTGCTCTGGCGAGAGGGCCATTTCTACCAAAGTGTTGGGTTTTGTGGACTGGGAATGTAAAATGCTCCTAACCATCAATCTGGTGTGAGAAGGGACTCGCTACTGTGAGAATGAAAACGAGGGCATCACTGAGCGCACTTGCAGCCTTCGCGCTGGTCGCAGGTGTGCAGGGCATGACAAGTGTGGCACAGGCAGCTGAAGAACCGCCTGAGAGCAGTTATACGCTGAACTTCAAATGGAAGACGTATGACAGCAATCCGGGATGGACGTACGACCAATCGCGTACGGGTATTTCCAAAAAGATGAGGATGTACTGCACTCTCTACGGCAAGACGAGTCCGGATGCGGCTGAGAAGCAAATTCCTGCTTATGAGTGGGCAGATGTTCAAGTGACGTATGGCGAGAAGTCGTCGTATGTCGTGAAGACGCCGTCAACTCGCACCGTTGACGGTACGGATTATGTAGATGTGCATATCGATGCGTGTTATCACGTCATGAATGACGAAGAAGGATTTGCGCGTGATCTTGCCACGTCCCACTCGACCGTGGCTGGCACCAACGTCGACGATATTTCGATCTTTCAGCAGGCGAACACCGACTTTGAATTCGTTCTGACTGAAGGCGTCATTCACCCCGAAGATGCGGATGGTGTATCGGTCAAGATCGGACTGAATCGTACCTATAAAGGTAAGACTGAAGAAAACTTCAAAGGAAAAAGCCGCCAGAAAACTGTCAATACCTACAACTTCAAGGGCAACGCAGTTCACCATCCGAGCGCGGAATACAATGCTGATCGTACTCAGACGCCCATTACCAGAGCAGCTTCCGGGAATGATCTCGACATTTTCAGCCCTTATACGGGTCGCATCAAGACCTACGCGTTGAATGCGAAGTTTGCTGACACGGGCGGCGTTGTGAACGCAAATGGTCGCTACGAGATTGAAAAGGTCGAAGGCGACGATCTGACTGGGTGGACTGTATACGTCAAGTCCAATGTGAAGGAAGTTGCGCCTGAGAAACCGACCACCACCCAACCGGACAAGTGCGGTGAAGAAGCGACCGTTAACCTGCCAAAGGCGGAGGATCCTGACAATCCGGTGTGGAATTACGAGGAGACCCGCGTTAATGCGAAGGGTGAGCCGGACGAAAAAGGCCAGTTTATGAAGGTGACGGCTAAATTGGCTGACCCTGTTCTCTACATCGTGAAGAAGGATGAAACCACGGGCGAACCGGTCCAGACCGAATGGACATTCGACATCGCCGCTGCTGCATGCCCGGCAGCACCAAACTGGGATGATGTGACAACTCCTGCTGACAAGCCTGTCGTTGTTCCCAACCACGGTGGCCCGGTCGCCGATGGTGCCATTGTCCAGGTCAAGGGACCGGGAACGGCTGTTATCAACGACAATGGCAACATCACCGTAACCCCGAATTCCGGTGCGCGCGTCGGTGATGTCATTACCGTGACTGTGCTGGACAGGGACGGCAAGGTGCTTGATACCTTCCAGGTCACGTTGACGAAGGTTGACCAGGTCATCACAGTCAAGCCCGCTGCCGACAGGAAGGGACTGGCACGTACCGGTGCTGATCTTGGGATGAGCGGTGCTGCAGCGGCTCTCGCGCTGCTTGCAGGTGCGTCGACCATGATCTTGGCGCGTCGTCGACGTTAG